AGGTGCGCTTTTACACAACGATTGTAAGTTTTTCCAAAGAGTTTTTGAGTTCCTACTTTCTTGTAACCTTTCCAGCACTTCTTGCCTGCTTCATCAATAATTTCGACTTCTTCTCTTTTCAATTCTTCAGCATCTCTTTTCAGTTGCTTTGCAGCAATCATTGCACCTCTTGCTTTATGATACGCTTCTTTAGTTTTTCTATCCATATCCAGAGTTGAACTACTTCTAGCACGTTCCGAATCACCTTTTTCTTTAGGTGTCATTTCTTCTTTCTGAACCTTTGCCTTTTTCTTATAAGTCTCTTTAGGGTAAGATTCTCCAGTCTGAGGGTCTCTAACTGGTGCAGTGCCTTTTACATAAGTGACTGAACCAGAGGAATATTTACCTTCTTCAATCTCAGTCGATGGGCATTCTTTTTTGCCATGAATTGGGCACTCTTCACCTTTGTGGGTATGAGAGCAACCTTTCTTTTCACTGAGAAGAGGTTCTGGTTTAATTAAATCGACAGTTTCAATTTCAAGTGCTTTGAATTCATCTCTCCAGTTTGAGAAATCATAACTCTCTTTCTTTGTGCTATTACCCCAGTTAGCAGCACCAACTTTACGACACTTAACAAGTGCTCCAGATGCATATGCAGAAGGCCAGACAGAATAGCGAGACTTTACCTTATGATAGCAGGCATCTTTAGTACCACTACCCTTACCTTTTCTATCCTTTCCTTCTGTGGTAAGTTCTCTTTTGACTTCTTTTT